TCTCTTTTAAGTAAAACTCGTAAAGATTCAATTTTTTCACCATAGTGAGCAGAAAAAATATCATGATTACTGGGTATAGTGTTATTTATAGTAATTTCTTTACCAGAAACTGTTACGGTATTGTTAACTCGAAGTTGAACTTTATTAAGTGGTTCACCTTGTTCATATGCACTTTCAGCATTAACTGTTGTAGACATATCAACAAAGAAATCAGTATTTTTCGGTTCAGTGAATTCTATATCATTACTATATACATAGGTATGAATATATAAAGGAGTTGTTGGGTTTTCTAAACCAGTCAAAGTAGTTGCATTTCTTATAGAAAGTACACCAGTGGCAGTTCCACGATTATTTGCTAAAATAATCGCATCAGTCCCATTGGTGGGGTGTAAATAATCTTTAACGGAAGAGTTAGCAAAAGTTCCAAAGAAATCATGTACATTAGCAAATGATTTATGGTGATTGAATCCAATATGGATAGTTATACTACGTTCTTTTTCAAGATCCATAGTCACCATATATTGTTGATTAAGAATGGTTGGTCTAGCTCTTCTATCAATAAAACTAGTGGTCCCATTAGGTTCATAAATAAATAACAATTTACCACGAGTAAAATTAGATGCAGTAATATCAAATCTAAAACTAATTGTCCCTCTCCAATTATTAAAGTGTAAAGCTGCTTGAGAGAGTGCGGAAAATTGCATGCTTTGGAATTGTGGTTCTGTAACATTAGCTTTAAGTCGAGTACCCAACATTGGTGTAACTGGAAACTCAATAAAAGTTTCCTTATAGGGTAAATGGATATTTCCGGTTTTAAAAGTGTCTATAAGAGTGGGAATGGATGTAAGATGTTTTATTGCTAAAGCATCATGATTTCCTGAACCACAAATATCATTCATAAGTGCTAATTCTTGTTTAGGGTCACAGGTTAATTTATATGCTGTGTCCGTTCCAATAACAGTAGCTCCATTAGAAAATGTAACTTGTTTTGCAAACTTAGGAGGTTCAACATTAACAGGCTTCGAAAAACCAAACATTAATGCTATTTTAGAAATGGCAGTTGCAGCGATATTAGTAGCTTTAGCAAAAGTATCAATGATAGGAACATCTTCTAACTTTTCAGCAATATGTGATACAGCTGTAGCAATTGAGCTAACTGGGTTGGTAAGAAATTCTGATTCAGCCTGTACTGTTATACGTGTATTGGTAGGAGTAGATAATTCAACGTCTTCCATCCAAGCATAAATACTAAGAAAAGGAGCATCCTCAAAAGTTTCTACTGTTTGTGAATGAAATTGCCCTAAGCTAGTAATAAAAATTTCACCAAAAGATTGGAAATCATTATATGGAATGGTATTGTCGAGGATATTAACAGAATCATCATTAAATAGACGTAGTTGTTGATGAGGATATATAAAAGGTAAATCTAATTGCACATCATCATCTTGACCAGCATTAACATAACATATTTCAGGAGATTGGCTTAGATAATTTTGTCTGAATTTGCGAGAATCAGTTGTGACAGCTAAACCTTTGTGTACTAAATAATTTCGATTAGCGGCGGGCATTGGCTGATAAGAAACTAACAAAGAACCATAATGAAATTTTGTAGTGGATAAATTAAAACGAAGTTTCAAATTCCCTCTGAAATAAGTATAGTGGGCTAGTTTGTTTCTAACTGCAGGTATTGAAGACCAAATTAACCAGGGGTTAAGATTGTTATCAAAATTGGTATTTAATGCAATAGGAACAGAAGAAATCAAAACTGGAC